GTATTTAACTTATCTGAAAGAACTTCACAAATAAATAAAGAGCTTCCTAGGAGAAAGTTTTATAAAAATACTTGTCCTTGGAAGTACAAAGGTGTAGAATGTAAATATCCAAGTAACGGTACTGGAATTATAGCTAATACGCATCCAGAAACTACAGCTAACGGTATGTTTACTATTAATAATGTAGCTACTACAGATGTTAGCTTAGATAAATGTTCTAAGAGTATTACTGCTTGTAGACTTAGAAATAATATACAAAACTTTGGCGGATTCCCTGGTACTAATGATAAACTATAAGCAACTTACTACTGAGTTAGGAAAGTACGCACAAGCTCAGTATCCTTTTGAAGCTTGCGGTATTATTACAAAAGATTTTAGGTTTATTCCTAGTAAGAACCTTAGTAATAAACCTAGAAGCAGTTTTATGCTAGACCCCTTACTATTCGTAGAACATGATGATAACATATGGGGTATCTTTCATTCTCACCCTAATGAAAAACATTCTGCGCCTAGTGAAGAAGACTTAAAGCATCTAGTTTATGACGAGCTAAAGTTTGTACTAGGAGTTCAAGATACCTTATTTATTTATTGGTATGATAAAGAAAAAAATATAAAAAGGTATGAGCTTTTAAATGAAGATCACTTTAAAAATAACTAAGCCTTTACAGCAGTATATACCTCAGTCAGAACTCCAATTAGAAGTTTCTGACTATTTTGACATTGTATCTGCCTTAAAAAGTTTATTTCCTTCTTTTAAAAAGCTACTATCTAGTATTAAAAGTAATATAAGTAACCATCAAGATATTTGCTTAGTTCATAATAATAAAGTTATAGAGTCCAAACAGTTAGGCACTCCTATTAGGAATGATGAGCCTATTTACCTTACTCCAGTGATATTTGGGGGCGCCCCTACTTATGGAGTTGAGTCTAGTGCTTATTATAATAGTTTAAAAAGTAGTTTCATGTTTCCTCTATTTGGTTTATCTACTGCCAGCTATGAACAAATGGACTTAGAAGGCATGGGTAAAAGAGTAGCTGACTCTTCTTTGTTTGGTAGGGCTGAAAATATTTACGATGTTGGCTTTAGAGAGAATAATGATCTTTTTAGAGAGCTTAAAATAACTAATACTGCAAATGCACCTGTAGGATTAATTTACGGAGAGACAAGAGTCGCAGGTAATAATATAAATACCTACATAAGAAACTATAGAGCTAATCCTGATTTTTTTAGAGTCAGTGATGTGGTGACTAGTAGTCCTTATGGAACCTCAAGTGCTCTCGAATACGTTCTACCTGGATATGTGCTCCCAGACTATGTAGTAACTAAATAGGAGACCTAAATGGCAATTACTTTAAGAGGCACAAAAGGTAGTGCTCTAACACACCCAGAACTAGATGAAAATTTTACTACTCTTGTAAGTAATGACTACAGCACCTATACTACTTTAAGTGGGTGGATCAATACAGTACAAAGTAATCTTACTTCTAACAATATTACTGCTGTTGCTAATACTTTTAATACGTATAGCACTGTTACAGGAAATCTTTATACTACTTATAATACTCTTTCTGGCTTAATCGATCTTGTCCAGTCCAATCTATCTTCTTTAGCTATTACTATGAATAGGTTTGACTATGTAGCGAACGCTAATCAAACAGTATTTAATGGTCCAGATATTAATAGTCAATCTATGGTATTTAATGTAAATACTACTCAAGTATATATGAATGGGCTACTATTAAGAAATAGTAATGACTACGTACTAACCGCTAGTAGTAATACAGTTACTTTATCTCTAGGAGTTTCTGCTGATACAGAAATAACAGTAACTTCTTTATCTTTAGCGTAAAGGGAAAAATAAATGAATCAGTCAATCAGTAGATATGCAACAGGACCAGGGGCTAATGTAAGTGCCGCATTTAAAGCTAGTGAGTACACTGGCTGGATACGAAATGATTATCGCACTGATTACTTCGATAACTTAGCCTTACAACAAACTATATACCAAGCTGTGCTTCAAACTTTAGGCACAGTAACTCCTTCACTCTCTCAAAAAATAACTTGGAATTACAATGTCATTCCTAATGTACCTGGAAACTATCAAGCTTTTAACGCCCCTCAAGATATAACTTGGGATAATAATGGCAATCTAGTGGTAAATAATTACTCTATGCTAGTGCCCAACAGATCTTCTTATCTAAGTAATACTTATCCTAATACTAGCGATGCTGCACCTGCTGCGGGTCTCCTAGCTACTACTCCTGTAAAACAAGGTAAATTTTATCTTGAAGTAGAGATTTTAGAAGATACAAACTATTATTTTATGTTAGCTCCTGTAGCTTGGGAATCAGAAAACTTATCTACGACAGGTGTTGGCTCTATAGCTGCTATCGGTGCAGAAAATACTCAAAGATCTACAGGCAGAGGCTATTTTGCAGGTAGAAAGTACAATGACTCTAATTTATTGAACGCAGAGCATTCTGCAGTATTTCCTACTAAAGTAGGAGGCACTAATAAATATAATGAGCCTTTTACCGCAGGAGATATATTACAGTTCGCATATGACACAGACTTAGGAGTAGCTTTTGTGGGGATGAATGGTATATATGCTAGGTGGAATGTCTCAAGTAGTTATACTACTATGGATGGGACTAATGCTAATACAGGTATAATGATTAGTGGCGGTAATCCATCAGACCAAGATATCTTTGCTCTTTATGCTGTACCTTTTAAGAAAAATTCTATAAGTAGTTTTATGACTGATGAACAAGCTAACTGTAATGTAAGAGTTTTAACTGGCAATAGTTGCTACTACTCACCTCCAGTTGGGTATACCGACCACTAAGGAATGTAAATGGCAATAGATCCTAAATCCTATATAGACTTAAGTGTTGGACAAGCTACTCCTTACTCTAAAGAGCTAACTAAGTTTAATACTGATATATTATTTTCCCACATAGGATTGGGAGAGGGTCCTGTATACCGTATTAACCCTAACGGTGTTCAAGATATCCGAATTGACAATAAATTTATTGATGACTTAATAAATGAGTTTAATCAACCTGATCCATACGTGTTCCAATATAAAACTACTCCCGGAACACTAAGTCAGCCACCATTAAAGCCTTTTGGGTCAGAAGTTGTTAATTCTGTTAGATTTACTTCTCCAATCGCTCTAAAGGCAGGGCAAATAAATGGTATAGCTACTGATATCCCAGAGGCTAATATATTGTTCTTTCCTACCTCAGCTGATGCTAATAATGCCCCTATAGACACAGTAGTATTAAAGTTTAACGTAGAAAAGCTATATCGTGCAGCCACAGATAATGACTCTACTCAAGAGAGACAACCTCAAAGGTTAGATTTGAGATGTATTATTCATCCAAGAGATGAGACTTCCAATATTGATAATTATATATCTTTAGTACAAAAGACTTTCTATGAGAGCATTGATTCTACTACTTCACTAGAGATCCCTGTCTCTATCCCTGATTCTTTACTTACTACAGAAGGCTATAGAATATCTGTGCTAAAAGCCTCGGACGATTCTAATAACACTGCTATCTCTTCAGAAGTTAAGTTTTTAGGATTTGATGAAGTTACTCATGAGTCTTTTGCATATCCAAGAACAGCTACTATAGGATATGCTCTTAAGGCTACTAATTTTAGAAATGATATTCCTAATTTTTCTTCTCTTGTTAAAGGGCTTATCGTAAAAGTACCTTCTAATTATAATCAACCTATTTTAGATAACGGTGAAGTAAATTGGAGAGAGTTAGAAGTAGAAGATCCTAGCTCTACAGGGTATCTTCTTCAAGAAAATCCAAATATAGTTCAAAGTAGCGCTCACCCAGAAATTTACAAGGGTATCTGGGATGGAACTTTTAAGTATGATTGGACACAAAATCCAGTATGGATTATGTATGACTTATTAACTAACACAGAATATGGTTTAGGCATTTCAGAAAGTGATATAAATAAGTACAGTTTATATCGCGCAGCACAGTTTGCTGATGGTGTAGATCCTAATACAGGTAGATTCTACGGTGTAGATGCTTACGCAGACGGAAGCTTACGTTATAAACCTAGAGGTTTTTACACTAGTATTTTAGAAAATCAAATTGGATTACCCTCTACAGCGCGAGTAAAGGAACGTCGTTTTACTTGTGATATCAATACTATGAGTAAGATTGAGGCCCTAGAGCTAATAAACAAGATCTGTGCTAGTATGCGAGCTATTCCTACTACTTCAGGCGGTAAGATTGATTTAGTCGTAGACTACCCAGGAGAAATACCAGAGTTTTTATTTGCAGACTCTAACATGCAAAACATAGAATTTTCAGGTGTTAGACGTGATGAGATTATCACACAAGTAGAAGTAGTATTTTTTGATGGCGCAAATAACTATGAAAGAGATGTTGTACTAGTTACAGACCCTGACTTAGTAAATTTACCAGAAAAAACTATAACAGTAGAGCTCCCTTCTTGTTCTAGACGTAGCCAAGCAATGAGATATGCTCAATATCTTTTAGCTAATTTTAAGTATCTTCGTAGAAAAGTCTCTTTTAACACTACTAGCGAGTGTGAAGATCTGCAGCCAGGCTCTATAGTATCTATCTCTACTCAAAATGCTACTTTAAATTTAGGCTATAACGGAATAGTACAAGACGCATCTAGTGTAGGTAGTTCTAATATAAGACTACAGCATATCTCTTATCCCTCAATGTCTAGTAGTACTATTACTGGTAATACTCTACCTATAGTTTTAAGACATTTTAGCAATAAAAGTAATAAGAGTGAGGTATACTTAGTAAATAATAGCTCTTTTACGTTACAAAATACTGGCAACTCTTATAACGGTTTTGATTATGTTGAGCTAGTTCTAGACAAAAAATGGAATCCCTCTATAAGAAAATTTGAATCTTTTGGAGGATTTGAGACTCTTAACTCTCCTGAGCCAAACGATCCTTGGGCGTTTGGAGAGATTAATCCAGATAACTACTACAGTACTAGTTCAGATAAACTATTTAGGATTGATTCTATATCTTTCAGTGAAGAAGGCAGTGCTTCGGTCACTGCTACAGAGTATGTATCTAATGTTTATTTAGATAGTGATACTCTAATAAACTATGAACCAACTCCTAGAAAAGTTATAGCGAATCCTTTTGTAAAGCCGGCACCGCCTGTTGTATCTGTATCTCTAGTCCCGACTTCTAGTGCTTCTGGGGCTGTTACTACAACTATATCGGTATCTGTATCATCACCTACAGGTGCTGCCACTACTAGAGTAGCATTCTTACCCCTCAGCCTAATTGTACCAATTCTCGGAGTAATTTAATGAAAACAGTAAATTTTAGAGTAGCAAATGCACAGCCTTTTGTAGGCCGTGAAGGCATTGTTGTACTCGGTAAGAATGGCTTTGAATCGACTCTAGGCCAAATAAAACCTTTAGTAACTTCAGCAACTGTTTCCAGTGCTAATATTGATTTTACTGTTTCAAACCTACATTTACTATATGATGATAATTTTAACTGTCATATTTTAGAGGCTAGAAGTAATGCACAGCTATTATCTTTAAGCTCTAGAGTGCCTGACAATCTAGTTACTTTTTCTATAAACTCTAAAATAGCCTCAAATACTGCAGGTAAAATTTCCGGCACAGTAGGACATGAATCTACTTTAGAAAGTATTACTGCAAATATAATAGCATACGATATAAATGCTAACACTATTAGTATAGGCTTTAGCAATAATAGTGTTGCAACTAGTATAAAGAATAAACTACTTAGTACCCCCTTCTATATAAATTTAAATCAACTAATAGATAAGAGATTTTCTTCTTCTAATACTTACTATGTTTCAGGGGATTTGCGTCTAGTCAGCACTACACACAATGTCACAAATGTGACGGGTACTGCTAATTTAGCTCTAGGCACAACAGTGCCTTTGAAGGGGTTAATTTCAACTTATATTAATGGCGCATATCAAGAAACAGATTCTGAGCAGTATTCTTATATACCAGGCACTAGCTATATCACACATAACCTATCTAATACTGATTTAACTATTAAAACAGTAGTAGAAGATTATGCAGTACCGCACTTAGAAGATAAAGACCTAGTTTACATTTATGACAATCAACAAACTGTTGAGGTAAACGCTACTAGTTATACAACTACTTCTTCTATATATAATGCTGCTCTTACTGCATCAGATTTTTTCAAAGTAAAACTAACTAATAATTTAACCTCTAATGTATCTAGTGCTATTCTTGTAAATATAACTGAAGATCTAATTGCAGATATTAGCGAAACTAACACTACGTCTAATGTAGTAAGTGTGACTTACAATGATACTGTTTACCCTTACAACTTTAATCTAGCGTCTCAAGGTATCTATAATATGGCGCCCTTTGATTATTCACTATTTAGGGATGTAGAGATAGTTGATAATAAAATAAGTGTCCCTACAGTATCTGGCGTTTATATATTTAAAGTCGCAAGCGTCAACGAATTAGGTAGACTTAGCTCTCCTGTAACAAAATCTGTGTCTCTCGAAGATCTACCCTTAGGTCAAGTAGAAAACTTCTCTCTTACCGAGATTCTATTTAGAGATAGAACTAAAGGTGTTATGTCTAGAATCAGCGGTGTTTTTGATCACATAGAGGGAAGAAACGTTCAAGAGTACGATATTGCGTATAGAATTAATCTTGTAGCAGGCACAGAGCCACATCCTAGTGGCATGACTAACTTTAACTCTTTTAAGGTAGACAAGTCAGGTGTAGGGACTGATGGTAAGGTACGTTTTACTATAGATAATATTGATATAGGTAAGGTCAGTAATCTTTACGAAATAGAGGTAATGGTTACTCCCATCAATGGTATTAATAGAGGCTTATATAATACTAAAAAGCTTGAGCTTAGAGGCAAATCTGATAGACCTCTTCCACTAACTAATTTTAATGTGTATCAAACTGATAATACAGTAGTATTTGAAGTAGACTACCCAGTAGATAGTCAAGATAACTTAAATGAACTAGATATTCTTCATACAGAGATTAGAGTCAGATCTCCTATTGTAGCTATTAGCACTGTAGAGCAAAGAGATTTTGCATTTACTAATGGTGATCTACTTATCTTAATACCACATCCGCTTACTAGAGCAGAAATCTCTGCAGACAGAGTTGGTGAAGGCAGCTTTACTTTTACTGCTAAGACTGTTGATACTAGTGGTAATAAATCAGGAAGTGCCTCAGCTAGAAACTTAAGCGTAGACTTACCTTCTACTATTCTACCTATAGCTGCTTGGAATGAGGCAGATCCTAGTGCTAATGTTATTGCAGGAGTATTCAACAATAACTATGGGGCTAACTATTTTGTGGGCGTAACAGAGTCAGATAATGGTGGACTAGTTTATGATATTGACCCTGTAACCAGTGTGATTCTAGGATACGATGTACCTTCTTCTAATGCTGAAGATGCTAACTCTTCAGCCAGTGGTTTTTCTTGGAGCGCTAATGCTAATGGTGTTCTAGGAGCTTCAGATTTAGTTATTTCTGGACCTTATGCTTCTTATATCAGTCCTATTAGAGATTTAGGTGAGGTAGTGAGAGGTTCAATTGCTATTACTAGCACTGTTGATACTCAACTTACAAAAACTTGGCTAGAAATATCAGAAAACTTAATAGTTGGGGTAGCGGAACAACCTCCTAGCCCAAATGTGTTATTTGATGCAGATTTTGAGATAGGTACAGTAGTAGGTTATAATAATTCTAACTTTAGCTTCAGCTTTAGTAACGTACATGCAACTATCATTGATAATTCCCCCCACACAAGAGTATTCGCTATAGTAAATCCAGGTCAAGAAGTTCCTGGAGAGATGAGTGCTAGAGAAGATGTCTCTAATGTATTTAGTTACGCGTTGATATCAGGAGCTATAAATGCTCACGCAGTTGAAATTTCAAACGTCTATTACGCTAATGGTACTGCGGTAGTTGGGGGTAACACTAGTGGCAGTATTGCAGTAGCTAACTTAACTGCTGCAGGAAGCTCATATAGACTAGTAGACCTATACCAGTTTATAGATGAAGAAGCAGAAAGAGACTATACCCCTGAGTTAGATATTACTAAGAATGTTTATGTACGTTTTGCGTCAGCTAATGTATTTACTGCCGCTCCAGAAGGCTCTTCTAAGCCTCACGGTAATGTATCAGAAGATCTATTTGACTCTACTAGTTTAGATGGAAACTGGACTCAGCAGTATTCTGGAATTAGAAACTTTAGATACTTCCAAGTTAGGTTAGATATAAATATTGCAGACTATGGAGAGACTGCTAATGCTTATTTAGATCAGCTATACTACCAAGTTTCTTCTCCCAGAAAGATTTTTAACTCAACAGTTACCTCTACCGGAAATATTCTAGGTAATATTGCAGTAGATTTTAGCAGTACAGGTTTCTACAATAGTCCTTCTGTATTCTGTCAAGTGCTGAGTGAGGGTCCATATTTAGCAAAAACGAATAGTTTGACAAACGATGGATGTAATGTTAGACTTATTGATACTACTACAGGGAATGTCGCAACCGTAGAGGGAATAGAGATTCTAGTATCGGCTACTGGAGCATAATAAATGACGCTAACTACTTCAAATACTTTTCACTTAGCAGCTACTGCGGATACGATAGCACAGTCTAGAGTCTACTTTAACTCTAGCTTTAAAGCACTGCTACAAAATTTTTCAAGCGCCAATGCTATTCCTGTAAGTACTAATCTATTTTTTGAAGACGGATTACAATCTGCTCCAAATGGTATGCTGTGGTATAATGAAGATACTGGCGGTATATACGTAAATACTGATAAGTTTGGTTCAGGGCCATATGGAACTTTTAGAAGAGTTGGACTAGCTACACGCTCTTATACTAATATTTCTGAGGCTGTAAGTAAAAAATATGAGCTTGATCCTGGGGAATTAATAGTTGTAGTAAATGACTCTGCAGGTAGTGCCGCCAATAACAGAGTTTATTTAGTTACAGATTCTGCTAAAAACCTATTAGACCTTGGAACTCCTTATGAACGAACTGTTGATAATACTAAAATAGTATTAAAGACTATTACAGGAGCTGAGATTGCTAATAACACTATTACGGCAGCGCATATTGCAGATGGTACAGTTATTGCAGCAGACTTTGCAGATGAATCGGTTACAGATTCTAAATTAGACTCTTCTTTAGTACTGCTAGGATTGGTTTTATAAATGCCTTTAAAATTATACTTTATGTTAATACTTGTAGGACTTCTATCAGCAGCGGGCTTTGGAGCGTACAAGTATTACAAAGACTCACAAGAAGCTATAAGAGTGCTGACTGCAAATAACGCTAAATTAGAAGTAGCAGTTGCTACTAACGAAGAAACAATAAATTCTCTTCAAACTAATTATGCAGCGGCTCAGTCTCGTTTGACAGAACTAAATACTGCTTATACAGTTATTCGTAGACAGAATCAAGAGTTAGCAGAAAAATTGCAAAAACTAGATTTAACTGCCGCGGCATTAGCTAATCCTACCGCAATAGAAAGAGCAGTTAATAGAGGTACTGAAAATGCCGGAAGATGTTTTGAGCTATTATCCGGCGCTCCCTTAACAGAAGCAGAGAAAGAAGCAAAAGATGGTGTCAGCTTTAATAAAGAGTGCCCTTGGCTTTATAGTGATTATAAGTCTCGCGGCTTGCTCAATGAAACCAGCTCCTCGGGAACTGGAAATTAGTACAAAACCGGTTGATAAGCCAGAATTAACTCTACCTCCTGTGGATGAGTTAAACTTAAGACCTGTAAAATGGGTAGTTATAAATAAAGATAATTTAGAGCAAGTAATAGCAGAGTTTGAAGCATCTGGTAAATCTTTTGCAGTATATGCTTTAACAGGTGACGGCTATAGCAATTTAGGATTAAATTTTAGCGATATTAGAGCAATGGTTCAACAGCAACAAGCTATTATTATCGCATATGAAAAATACTATAAACAAGCGGAAAAGGTATTAGAAGACGCAGTAATAGTTCAATAAATACTAGGAGTATCCTAGTTGTATCTCTAAGATACGAAGGAGACCAATAATGGTAAAAACTTTAGAAGAAGGCTCAAGATACGCACAATTTGATGCAGATGAAGATGGAATCGTAACAGATGATGAAATGTCAAGAGCAGAACGTATGCTTCAAATAGAAAACGAAGATAAGAAAGAAGATGCTCAAAGAGGCATGGCTTGGTTTGCATTATTAGGTATGTTATTATACCCATTTGCAGTTATTGCAGCAGGGATGGTAGGACTAGAAGGGGCAGGAAGTATTTTAGGGGATATGGCTCCAACGTACTTTGTTTCTGTAGCGGCTATCGTAGCAGCTTTCTATGCTAAAGAAGGTTATACAAAAGGTAAGTAAAACCTTAAAATTAAAAATTAATTATTGGTAATAAGAAGATTTATCGCCTATAATATAGAAAATCGGAGATAAAATATGGCAAAGATTGAAGTTAATAGATCAATTACCCCGCTGCCTAATGAGGCTAGAAATCTAGATTCAATGACCCCAGCCGAGAGAGACGCACGTTATAGAAAACTAGCAAGTGCGGATAATCCAACTTTGGAAAGTACCACTCAGGTACGAGGTCAAAATAGCGGTATGAATCCAATTTCAAATAAACCTATAAGATAACAGGAGATTTATAATGAGACCAGAAGTAAGTGGAAACCCACGCGACTACAGTCACTCTAAGGGTGACGAGAACAACTTCATCGAAACACCTGATGGCCGTGCCAAAGGTAAAAGAAATATTGCTGGTACCCCAGTAAACTCTAATGGCGGAACTACTGCCATGAGAGGCACTACTACAGCTTCTGCAAATGCAGGAATGGCTAAAGTAGGTGGTGATGCTGTCGAGAATCACGTAAGCGCAAAGCCTTTAACTGGTGGAAGAGCTAATGCTCCTCTAGCACCAGGTCGTGAAGGCATGGGTACGGTTAGCAAAAAACCAAAAAGATAATAGAAAAGGCGGGAAGTTCCCGCCTTTTTTATTCAATGCCTTCTAGAATAGAAGAGAAGAAGTTTCGTTTAAAATATGATTCTAAGTCTCCAAGACTCCCAATCAGCTTATTATCGGCGTAGATGCAGGGAGAAAAGTTGTGCCCTCTTGTTAAAGCATCTTGTGCAGAGCCAACAGAGTAAACTTGATGACTGAAGTTTTCTCCGTGCTCTCTAAGAATATCTAAAGCTTTAGGAGTTAAGTCGCAGTTAGGGACAGAGAATACTACCCATCTTTTAGCTCTATAACTATCTTTCAACCAATGTTTTGGTTTTACGGCAACAGGCTCTGCTTCTTTTAGCGGAGCCTTTACTGTTTTTATAGCAGGTTTTGCATTTTCCATATTAGTTTCCTTTTGTAACTTGTTCTGCTAACGGAAAGATCTCAGCAATAGCTTTACCAATTTCTTTAGCAATTAACATATGTTCTTTTTGTGTGCCATTTGCTGAACGAAGTTCAATATAGTGTATCCACGATCTAATAGTGCCCTGCATGTACAGACGACTTACAGTATTACCTTCTGGCAAGACTACACGAGCTTGTTCTTTAGCAATTTTATTCTTGATTGCCCAGTCATAAGCACTCTTTGCTGCTTTAATTACAGTTTCTTGCTGTAACCTCCACTCACGATCAAGGTCTCTATCATAAGGCCTAGTCAAATCTAAGTCAACAGAATCCTGCCGATTTGTAGGATGTTGATAACGAGCTTCGCGAATTACAAAAGATTCACCAAGAGCATCTACTTCTTTATACCTTTGAGAAAACTCTTGGAAAGAAAAAGAACGGTGACGAAGCATTTGACGAGCGATATCACGAGTAGTCTCAATTTCAAGAGTGGCACTTGCCATTTCAAAAGGAGACCAATGCTGATGTTTGATCAAATAGTTTAATAGACGTTCTGAGGTATCAAATTGAGTTTGAAATTGAGGATTTGATACCTTTGCACAATAAGAGATAATGTCTTGCACATCTTCTAGTCCAATAATCCTATCTTTAATAGGTTGACTACATGCAAAAAGTCTTACTTTCATTTTATACCTTTGTTTTAGACAGAGCTGCAGCAAGTACTTCTTTGACTACTTCTGGATTTTCTGCCATTGCAATAGCCTCATTGATATATGAAGTTAGATCCATAAGTTGTTTATTAAGTAGAAGCGTTTCTTTGCCACTATTTAGATTTTGGATATACTTTGATTTGCCTTTAATTGGCAAGGCTTGAATTAGATTATCCAATGTTTTATACTCTTTTACAAGAGTCTGACTACGTTTTTTACCAATACCTTCAATACCCATAATTCCGTCGCTTTTGTCGCCTTCGATAAACCTAGAGAATAGAAACTCTTCAGGAGTAAGTTCCGACTCTTCATAAAGACTTTCTAGTGTGATTTCCTTACGAGAAAATAGATTAAAGATATGAACATTGTCATCTAGAAGCTGATATAGGTCTCGGTCACTAGATACAATCCAAACATTATCATAATGCTCTTTTAGGTTAAGAGTAAGATAAGTAATGATGTCATCAGCTTCAATACCTTTGAACTTATAGTGCTCAAAAGGTAGGATATCAGTTGTATCTTTTAGACAGTTAAAGAACCCTGTAAACCGAATCTGTTCTTCTTCTGTTCTCTGAATCTCTTTACGATTCTGTTTATATCCAGGATAGATAGTCTTACGATAGGTAGATGCACCTACGTCAAAGTTACAAATGGTACGAACAGCAGAATAGCTTTTAGCTAAACTACTAATTGTACGAATGTACTCTTGAGAAAAGTTATCGTAGTTAGGGCGATGCAAGTATCTAAATGCAAGATTGTTTGCATCGATAAGCAACAAGTTTTTTTCTTCTAGCTTCTCTTGTTCGAGTTCCGCTAGGTCGTTCCAACTGCTAGTCATATAATTCTCCATAATTATATAATCATAATACATTATAATTAATCACAGAGCAAACAAAAAATAGAAGTTTAACTAGCTTATTTTTTAACTTGTTGAATCCAGTCGTCAAATAAACCCATCTTAAAGTATAAGTCATCTACCTTAACTGTTATTTGATCTGCAATTTCTACATCATCATTCCAACATACGTATATTTTACTTCTATCCCATTTGTATACTAGTAACGGACTCTTTTTCATCTTTTCTGCTTCTCTAGATGTTTGTTTCCAAAAGTCTAATAGAAGAGATGATTTTTTAGCGCTAATAATATTATTCCATGGAACTTCTTTATGATGTTTAGCTTCAATACAATAAGGAAACTCAGGCAGCCAAGGGCAATAAACGTCGCCTTTAAGATACTCTAGTGCGCCGGATAACGGTACTCTTTCGAATTTATTGTTAAAGTGTTCTGAGAATAAGTCTCTAACCACGTATTCGAATGACCTTCCTTTTGTTTTACTTTTACTACTCATTATAGCAACTCCTTTATTAAAGTGTACTAATCTTAGTAGCAAAAGTCCATAAAAAAAGAGCCCTAGTTAGGACTCTTTTTATTTTTAGATTTTTTACCTTCTAGTATCATTTTCTGTGCGAGATCGTGTCGTCCTTGGCGTGCTAGTTCTGCGGCAGCACGTGCAGTGCCAATGTCTTCAAACCAAGCCATTATTCGTTCCCACATCATTTTCCACCCTTTTTATCGTTTTTAGAGCCTTTAAAGTAACTGTGATCTGGATCTATCATTATATCCATCCTCTTAGATTTGCATTAGCATGAATTTGCCACGGTGCTTCGCCTCTGTTGATCAAACGCTGTCTGCGTTCTAGATCTTCGAGACTGGCACTGTCGGCAAGATACTCTTCAACTCTTTCTTTTTCAGTACGAACAGTTGTAAGCCCTCTGAACATATTTTTTAGATTGACTAAACCTATCATTGTTTTACTCCATAAGCAGCTTCAAACGCAATCATGGGAATCATATCACGGCTTAAGCCGAGGTCATTCAACTCATGCGGTGTGAGCTTGTAAAGTTCATTTTCAGTTTGTCTGTATACACGACGCTTAATATACCAGTCTTTAATAAGGGCTATCATAGCGATGCTCCTATTGTTGGGACTTTTCCAAACTCTTTTACATAGTTGTAGGCAAAGTTAGAGTCATGTTTAAACTCAATTCTTGCCCACTCACGTAGTGCCTTATTATCGTCATTTTGTCTGCTCGTAAGAGCTCTAAAGATGTTCTCTATAGTTAATACTAGTTTATATGTGAAAATAGAAATTAAAGATACAGAAGTGTTTACCTGTGTCATAGCTATTTCTCCTTGCTATATTTATCATACTATTAATATAACATAACAAGGAGAAAATAACCACTACTAAAACCGCAAACCAGGTATGCAAAATTTGCATAGCTTAGAGGCTAAAACCCTCAAAGGTCGTAGAAGTAACGTCTTGTTTAGTTCCCCCAATAACATAAGAAGAGATTTCAGTTTCTTGAGGAGCTACTTGTACTTCTGCACCAGAAATCCACTTTTGAGTCCAAGGAAGAGGATTTGAACGAGGAACAGAGAAAGAAGGTTTTAGACCGACAGAAGTCATACGCTTGTGTGCGATCCAGTCTACATACTCTTTTAGAAGCTGCGCATTTAGACCAATCATGCTTCCATCTTTAAACAGGTATTCAGCCCATTCTTTTTCTTGCTGAATAGCATCCATAAACATTTGTTTAACTTCTGCATCACACTCTTCCATGATCTTGACATAATCAGGATCATCTTTTGGCAGAAGCTTAATAATCTGTTGAGTAGATGCAAGATGTAGGTTTTCATCACGAGCAATAAACTTGATGATCTTAGCATTGCCTTCCATCTTCTTAAGTTCTGCAAATGCCCAAGAACAGGCAAAGCTGACATAGAATCGAACGCCTTCAAGAATATTAACACTCATAAGAGTCAAATATAGTTTTTTCTTTAGATCATACAGATCAACTACTACTTCTTCACCATTTACTGTATGCTTACCTTCTCCAAGAAGCTGATACCACTGACTAGCAGTAATAAGCTCGTCATAGTTTCTTGTAATATCATCAGCACAATCTACAATTTCTTGAATGTCTAGCATTTCGTCAAACACTTTAGATGGGTTAGCATAGACATTGCGAATGATATGAGTATAAGAACGAGAGTGAATAGTTTCAGAAAATGCCCAAGTTTCAATCCAAGTTTCGAGTTCAGGAATTGTCACAATAGGAAGCAGTGCAAGATTAGGAGAACGCCCTTGCACACTATCAAGTAGAATTTGACGCTTTAGATTAGACGTAAAAATGTGCTGCTCAGACGGAGTAAGCTCTTTAAAGTCTTTTGCATCACGTAGCACGTCTACTTCTTCTGGACGCCAAAAGAATCCTAGTTGTTTATCGGTTAGTTTATCAAAGGCACGATACTTCATTGTATCGTAACGCTGCATCCCTAGATCCTCGGTCGGATCTAGGAACATGAGCGCTTGAGTGTGGTCGTTATTACTTACGTTTAGTACTGACATATGTGACTCCTTAAATTACACAGCTTTCACAGTTTGCATCATCGACGGCGCTTAAGGCTAAAGGTTCTTCATTTAGCTTACCTAGGTCAACTTCTCCCTGACCATCATAGGTATTAAAGTAGTACAGTTGTTTGCCTCCATATTTATAGAACATTAGTAGGTGTTGTAACATTGTTGACATTGGAATCTTTTCATCTGGAAAGTGCTGTGGGTTATAAGAAGTATTAACAGAGATACCTTGATCAATATACTTTTGTAGAACAGATACAATCTTGAGATAACCTTCAGGGCTGCGCTGATCCCAAAGTAGATCATACTTAGATTTTAGCTTATGGATACCAGGAACTACTTGCTTTAACACACCATGCTTACTTTGCTTAACAGATACAAAAGATCGTGGTGGTTCGATTCCGTTTGTACTGTTAGAAATTTGAGCACTTGTCTCGGCAGGCATGAGCGCCATAAGAGTAGAGTTACGAATACCATAGACCTTTAAGTCTTCTCGTAGAGATTCCCAATCCATACGCTCTACATGAGGTACTAACTCGTCTACCTCACGCTTATAAGTCATGTTAGGTGTAATACCAGATGAGTACTTAGTTTCAAAGTTTCCAGGGCACGCACCTTGTTCTTTTGCAAGAGTATTAGACGCCTTAATTAAGTAGTAACTCCAAGCTTCTGCCCACTCATCAATCAGTTCTAGATTAGGATTCTGATAAGTGGAACCATTTTTTGCCATCCAATATGCAAAATTAATAATGCCCACACCAAGGGGCCGACGACGATCGGTAGCACGGAGTGCGGCTTTAATTGGATAGTCTTGATATGATAGCAGAGCATCTAGACCTCTGATGGCTAGTTCACAAGGACGTTCAAAGTCTGCAGGAGACTTAATATTACCCCAGTTAATAGCGCTTAATGTACATAGTGCAATCTCTCCGTCTTCATCTTCAAAGCTCTTTAGTGGTTTTGTAGGTAAGTCAATCTCCGCACAAAGGTTAGACTGGTGGATAGGTGCTACACGTTCATCAAAGCTAGAGTGTGTATTAGCATGATCTACGTTTTGCAAGTAAATACGACCTGTATTTTTACGTTCTTCCATAAAGGAAGTAAATAGATCAATAGCTTTTAGAGTCTTTTTACGAATATTAGGATTCTTTTCAGCTGCCTCATACAGAATTTTAAAGATATGCTGGTCATTAAAGAAGGCTTCGTAAAGACCTGGCACATCAGAAGGAGAGAATAGAGTAATATTTCCGCCAGAAATAAGTCTTTCATACATTAACTTATTAAACTGGACTCCATAATCCATATGACGTACACGATTATCCTCAGTACCCTTATTATTTTTTAGCACTAGTAGATCTTCTACTTCAAGGTGCCAAATAGGATAATAAAGCGTTGCAGCTCCATTACGCACTCCACCTTGGCTACAAGAGCGAGTAGCAGCTTGAAACATTTTATAGAAAGGAATAACGCCAGTGTGATAAGCATCTCCCTTACGAATAGGAGAGCCTAGCGCACGGATACGTCCAGCTCCAATACCAATACCAGCCTTTTGACTCACATATTTCACAATACTTGAAGTAGTAGCATTAATACTGTCAAGACTATCATCAGCCTCAATAAGTACGCAAGAGCTAAACTGGCGCTGAGGAGTACGAACACCTGCCATAACAGGTGTCGGTAGGCTAATATCATGTTGACTAATAGCATCATAGTATTCTTTTACCCAGCGAAGTCTAGTATCAGTAGGATAGTTTTGGAAAAGAGTCATAGCTATAAGCATATAGGCAACTTGAGGAGTTTCGTATATTTGCCCTGTAACTCTATTCTGTACTAGATACTTACCTCTAAATTGTTCCATTGCTACATAAGTAAGTTTTTCATCTCTTTGATGCTTGATATACTTATTTAGTGTAGCAAACTCTTTTTTAGAGTATGCTTTTAGAATTTCTTTGTCGTAGAATCCTAGATCAATATTCTTGATTGTAATGTCTAGTAGTTCAGGCGGTTCATATTGTCCGTATACTTGTTTTCTAAGGTGATAGTTAATTAGTCTACCAGCTACAAACTGATAGTTAGGATTCTCTTCTGAGATTAAGTCTGCAGCAGATTTGATAAGAGTTTCTTGAATCTCACTAGAAGTGATACCATCAAAAAACTGTACTTGGCTGTGAAGTTCAACTTCACTAGCACTCACACCTGCGATACCTTCACAAGCGAAAAAAACTACTTTATGTAGTTTTTCAATGTCTAGGGGCTCTTTACGCCCGTCTCTCTTAGTTACCTGAATCATTTTTCTCCTCTTTAGAGTATCCTACTAATGTTATTTTCTTTTACTATTTCTATCTTAGGAATCAGCGGGTGACTGTAGTCATGACTAATTAAAAATACATTTAGTCCTTCCTCTTCAGAAAGAACCTCAAATAGTTTTTCTTTACCAGACTCGTCTAAAACTCCTGTAATCTCATCTAAGAATAACAGGTTTAGACTGTTTCCACCAATTTTTGATAATGTTGATCTTACAGCTAAGAGAACACTAGTTTGAACCCTACTAAACTCTCCGCCGGATAAAGATTCTATAGTTACTTCATAACCATTGTTAATGATAACTACGTTTAACTTCTCTCCAGTTAGTCTAAATATTACTGAAAACTGTCCGTCGGACAGAACAGATAGATATTTATTTATAGTTTGCTCTAAATCTTTTGCAACATTCTCTAATTTAAAAGCAACAATTCCTGACGCTGAAAAAGCTTTTTTCAGGATCTGTAGGTTGTTAGATATATGTTGAGCTTTAACTATATCATCATTAAGCGAGGTCTGTCTAACTAAAAATTTTTCTTTTTCTTCACGTAAAAGATCTACTTTAGTATTATGTAGACGTACTTCTTCGTTTATCTTCTCAGCATTACTTTTTTCTAATTTTTGATTCCGCAAGGTTGATTTAAGTAAAGCTTCTTTTTTGGTTAATTCTGTTTTATCAGGAAGTTCTCTAGGTATTGAGCTGTCAATTAAGTTAGATAGAGACTCAAACTTCTCTATTGCTTTTTGATTTTCATTATACGCAGTTAAATCGCTGATATACTGCTCTTTAATCTTACTCAACTCAGTAAACTTAGCTTTAAACTCTTTATACAGTGAAGTCTGTAAAGCAATCTCTTCCTCAAATCTATTTTTCTGTGCCATAGACTGAGAGTTATCTAAAGGTTGCTGACAAGCATAGCATACATCACTTAGGTCCAAGTGATCAAGTTTTTTCTTAGTTTCATCTACTATGCGTTTTGCTTGGTTAGCACTATCACGAGCATGTTGAATCTCGCTATCTACCTGCGGATCTTTAGGTGCTACTATAGATACATCAAATTTGATAGCGTCTCTTTCTTTTATATTTAGATTATTTCTATCAATTCGCTTAGCATCTTTTTCTACGTTTTCTATAGCTGCTGCTATAGTAATTATCTGCTCTTCCAGATCTTCGTCCACCTCTGGAACTTCTACAAAGTCTTTCTTTTCAGAAAGGTTTACAGAGTCTAGATAGCTTGTAACAGTCTTAAGCTCTCCTTTTAGAGACACTAGCTCTTTATCTTTATCATTAGTAATTTGCTTTAGTTGATCACCAATCTCTAGATACTTTTCAAATCCAAATAGGTTGATTAAGAACTTTTTTCTATTAGAGTCTGTAGCCTTTAAGAAGTCTAGTAAATCAGTAGAGCTTTGATATGTTAATTGAGAAAAAACTTCAAACTCCATGCCTAGAATAGCATGAAGCTTTTTATAGGTATCTAATACTTTATGCTCAGAAATATCTACGCCATTCTCTAGCAGAACAACTTTTGTTTGTGTACTAGAGCGAACAACGTCTAATATATATTTATTATCGTCAACAGAAAACTCTAAGGTAGCGTCCCATGTTTTCTCTTTTGAATACTTATTAAGAATGTCGCCCTTCTTAACACCTTTGATATTTTTATTATATAGAATCTCTTGTAAGATTAGGGCAATAGAACTTTTGCCGCTCCCATTAGGAGCGGCAAGCTGTGTAATTCTTTCTTTGTTTAGCTCGATAGAAATGTTCTTACCATAACTATACATATTGCTAAAGGTTAATTTCTCTAGCGTAACAGACATATACTACTTAATTCCTGTTTTCTTGAACTCGTCTAAGATGCTTTGTTTATCTTCTACTTTAATGTAGGTAAGATACTCTTCTAGCTCTTCTATCAAAGATTTATTTCGTAAATCAAGTTTAGAATCTTCACTTGGTTGCACAGCTATTCTCTTATCAATTAATTCAGAGTTTTCAATTTTAGATACTTCATCAATAGACCCTGTTATTTCGTATATAACATGATCGTAGCTGTGAGGAACAATATCTGACTGCTTGCTAACAGTTTTTCTGATTAATTTAGGAAGTTCTAAGTCTACAAATTCTATGGTGTAGTTTGTTGGGTCGATAATAGTAAATACGTCTACACCATATTTACGTTTAGAGTCTCTATCAAAATGCGTGTTTAAAGGAGACCCTGGGTAATACACATTAAAGTCTTTATACTTATGTCTAAAATGTAAGTCACCTAGTAGTGTTATAGGCCAGCGTCTAATCTGCTCAAAATCAAACTCTGCTGTAACATGAGGAGGTACTTCTCCTCTAATATGCGTAACTAGGATATCATTCTCTACATACTCAGGTATATTTCCTAACTGCATTTCTCCATAGGGAAAAAATTGAAATCCTTGACCAAAAATCTCTGCTCTACCGTTTTTAGTAAAGATTCTAACATTAGGATTAGTAATAGCGTTATCTTGAGTAAAATACTCAAAAAAGCTTTCGCCTTTTTTAGTCGCTTCGTGATTACCAGGAATAATAAATGTAGGTATAGTAACCGCGTTGATATAACTTAGAAATAAGCAAATCTCATCAGGCTCAGGCTTCTTATCAAAAATATCGCCTGCTATAATATGTATATCGCAAGACGCTTCAAGCTCATGAAGCTTTTGGAACATGAGCTTGAAGCGGTTCTCTTGCCATTCGTAAGGAACTTTCTTTTTTCTTAATAGAATGTGCCAATCAGCACTAGAAAGAATCTTAAGCGCCATAGTTGAAGATCTTATTTAGATTACCTTGGAAAGTAAAGGCGCCGACATGATTTAGTTTAGTATTAGGATCAACCCAAATCTTGCCACCTAAGGCTTGCCAACGTCTGCAGAAAGTATAGTCTTCTGACAGATATCTATTGTCTCTTGGATCATGGATAGTATCAAAGAGAGAATAGCAGTATTTATTAAAGCGAGGATCAATAGAACTATCATTTCTGTAGTGTAGATCAGGATACGCTTCAAACATTGTTTTAATTACTTCTTTTTTAATCATAAAGAAGCCGGTAGATGCGTCAAGAACTTCTACAGCACCATCTTGAGAGTGCACACGCTTAGTTTCTCTATCAACAAATTTTAAATTGATAGCGTACTCTGCGCCAAAAGGAGCAGGGTCTTGTTCCTTACGCTCAACTGCACGAGAGACTCCAGCCCAGTCAACAGTCTTTTTAGGGTATGCAGCAGCAACTACGTTCTTATTCATTGCTAGCATACGAAGAACTGCATCAGGCTCAAACTCAATGTCTGCGTCAATGAACATTAAGTGGGTAGCACTAGGATCATCCATAAACATAGCAGTTAGAATGTTTCTAGCGCGAGGAATCAAGCTTTCGTTACGTAGAGTGGTAATTCTAAAGTTAATACCATTTTGAATAAGTGCTTGAGACAACTTAAACATGCTTAAGAAAAACTGGTCAGTAACTAGTCCACCATAGCAAGGTGTCGCAAAAAAGACATTCATCTTTTTCAGCTCTTCACCATCAAGTTTTACTTGATTAGGGCCCACTTGGTTAAAGAAAGCTTTACCGTCAGGAGGAATCGTAACATTATTGACAGCGCTATTAAGTGTTTTTCTAGCTCCTAGTGCTGCTACGTCTCTAGTTGCATCAGACTCTGCAATAGAAGGGGCAGCCATCCTAGTGCTTTCTTGAGGTGCAGAAACTTCTGGGGAGCTGTTAGGCTCCCCATCAGAACCACCTGCATAATCAGATAGTTTTTTCTTAGTCATTAAATATCTTCCATAGTTTCATCACTGCCTACTCGCAAGTCACCTACAACAGCTTCAGAGAAGTAAGAAGTGTTGCGAAGTAGGAATTCCTTCTGTTCTGCATAAGAAGGACGTTTAAAGATCTTTTCTAGATCATAATGTTCGGCAGACTTTTCAGCTTCAGTAAGAGGAACTGTTCTACGAGAAGGAATACAGGTATACTTAACGTTCATTACCTGTGGGCCGGTTTTTTCCTTCTTAATAGTAATGTCATAGCCTTCTTCATGGTCGGCAGGATTGCCGTACTCAGGATTCATAGCATAATCTAGAATCTGGCGGTAGATAGTTGGCTTTAGGTCAAACAGCTTTAGTTGGCCATCTTTGCGATCAATAGCATTACAAACATAAGAGAATACTGGCTTTTCTGCATAGATTGCAGGGTCAATCTCTTTAACAGGATCAATACCTGCTGCTTCTGTAAAAGTTTCATTCTCCCGAACAAAACTCAAGCACTCAACAGGAGTGCGCTTGCCTTCGTTATTAGTCACCCAATATACGTAGCGAGGCATAACGTTGCCTACTAGACGAAGACGATTCTCTCCATCTACAAGCTTGATGCGCTCAATATTACGGTTATTGTTATTATTCCCAGCGGGTTGTACTTTTAGGTTAGTCCATTCTAGTGCCATATTATTTCTCCAATGTAAGTTTAATCATCCGGTCAGCGTGAGTTATTAATGGGTTTTTCCAATAAAGCTCGTCAACATAGTGTTCTGGAAAACAGTTTGAAGAATTACTTAAACTTCGTTGACCAAGGATGTGCAGGTAATCGCTCTTAATTTTAGCCGGTAGTTTATAATGAAGCCATCCAGGGTTAGTCATATAACACTGTGGTTCTTGTAGGTAAAATCTTGATACGATTGTTGTAGGGAATCTTTCTAGATATCCCTTAGTGAATAAGAATTGGGGTACTGAACTGATGTTCAGCTTATCTCGAAGAGATGCAAAGTTTGTAGAGATTACTCTATTTGGCCCAACAGCTAGCGCAAATGTTAGTAGCACTTCTGCGTCTGGGTTATTTCTTGCAGCTTTTTTTATCTCTAATATATTTAATAGTATACGCATATAATTAGGGATTGTCAACGCTAAAATGGATTTATATGAAATTGCTGCTGCTTGTACCACTGCAACCGTTTCTCTTGCATATTTTTTACTATCGGACCTTTTAACCAAAAGTCAACAATCAGTGGGAACTTTTTTTCATCATGTTCACGAACAATACGTCCTATTCTTTGCTCTAGCTTTGCATAGTTATTTTGAGGGCAGGTAAATAGAATAGTGTCTAATCTGTGACAAGAAATACCTTCATCAAATATTTTTGTAGATAAAATAGCGTCTACAGACTTTCCAGCCTCTTTGAGTATCCGCTCTCTGTCTGCGTTTTTAGTAGCGCCTACTAACATTTCAGAGCGTTCTAGTTTAGCGTTAATTCTGTTTAGCATGTCAATGCGTTCAGATATTATTAATAAACAGCGACCTTGTGCTATTTTTCGTCTAGCTACATCACATATTAGATCTATATACTGATCGTTTTGAGATATTTGATTTAATCCTAGGGCCCAATCTCTAGCTGGATTACGGATCCTAAAGTTTATATCTGTTCTAACAACTTCTACTGCAGGAGTTAATCTAGCCTTATCTATTGCAGTAACTCTGTTTGGCCCAAAGTAGTCAGATAAAAATATGTGAAGTCCATCTTTTCTAGTAGGGGTTGCACTTAGTGCTATTTTAGTTCTAGCACTTAAACCATTTACTACTTGACTAAACATTTCTGCAGGACAAAGGTGTGCTTCGTCTACAAATACTACTTCATATCTATTTTTTAGGGTATCTAGATGGTTTATTAGAGTCTTGTAAATAGCTACTGTTATATCTTGCACTTCAAGCCTACTGTCACCGATAAAGCCTATTTTTTGATCTGGTATTAGTGCTTCTAGCGATTCATGCCATTGATAAGCTAATAACTTTGTGTGAACCACAATAATAGTAGGTTTACCGTTATTAGCTATTAAATGACACCCCAAGAAAGTTTTGCCCCAGCCACAAGGAGCTTTTATTAGAGCGTTATATAGTCTGCCTTCTTTAAATACTTTATCAGCTACTTGTTGTTGTTCAGACTTAAGAGTTCCTTTAAATGTCCAGTCTCTTTTATCAAATAGAGGTCTTTCATCTACGATATTCTCAAAATTTATCTTATAAAAGGCGCCAGAGGGTACAGAAATTTCTCCTGTAGCCTCATCTTGAGACCAGGTTGACGTGAAGCTATCTCCGGTTTGGTAATTAAAATATTCATAGAATATATCGCTAGCGTCTTTGTACAAATCATCTTGCGTAAAATAAATTTTATCAGAGATTCTAGCATTTTTTAGAGAGAATTTTGAGTCATTCAAAGCTTTATTCGATCCTTTTGTTTATAGAAAGGACTAAAGTCATAAATATGCCAACAAAAATCTACGTATACCATTCCCACCCATAAGTTTTTTAAATCTGTAATTTCAATTAAAAATTCTGGTAACTCGAATGGGTAACTGATTCCTTCTACCCAAAAAGCGTTTTTGACAACTTTTATAACTTTTCTATAGCTCATTCTATATTCTTTATATGACTGATTTAAATAGTGCGTTTTATTAGCACTATCATACCCCCACTTAGACTTACTTAGCAATAGGGCGCTTAAGTCTTTACAAGTATAGTCATATTCGATTACTTTATAATCAGTGCTTCTTAGTAGCTCTAACCTTCGCGGATATATATCTTTGATAGAAAGGTCATCTACTAAGGTTAAATTATTTGGATCACCTTTAGGCGGTAATATAAATAGTTTATCTCGTTTATACAGCTCTGATTCAGGTGCTACTTTTTTAGTAAATATCGGAAACTGTATTGTGTAAAATTTACTTCTCATGCCTGATATTAGATAAAGCTTTTAGGCTTCCACAACTGGAACAGTATACTATAGTTACTTTATACTCGAATCCATTTATGGTTAGCATTTCTACATGAGAACGTATTTGGGTGTCATTACAGCAGCTAGACGTCATAGTTTTGCTCCTTTAACCAGTCTAGAATAATTGGATGATCCCAAGAATCATCTTTTAAATAGTCTCTAAACTGTGTCTTTTCTAAACTTACGTGGTTCGGATGAAACAACGTGCGCTTATCTTCTTTATTTTGTAGAGTATCAACATAGCGCTTTACCGCCTCTATATTATGACACTCTACTAGTATCTGTATTACTTCTTCTGGTAGCTCAAGAGATAGACTTGTTATAATCTTTCTTATGCCTTGCTCTATGTTAACTATATCAGATTCATATCGCAGTATTAAGTGATTAAGCTGCTCTCGTTCTAATCTGTCTCGTACTCTACGATCTACATCTACTAAAAATAACATAAAGTCTTTTGTAGAGTTACTACGAAGAGAGGGATGTGAAAAGGTATCTTCAGTCCAGCCCCTCTTACGCATAAGAGAGGCTGTGATAGTTCTTACATCTCTATAAGAGTATATATTTAGATCACTTTTTTCTAATGGCCTAGTAACCCAGTGTTCATGCTGCTTTACAACTGAATCTTTTATCAGCTTGTCTGTAATAATATGGTGTACTATATTATATATTACAGTAGAGCCGCTTCTATATAGACCATTTACAAGTATCATTTATACCCCTTTAGTTCGCCCCAGCTTGGACCTACTTCAATATCTACGTTGATGGGCTTACCCTTAATGAATACACCACGATCACGCTGAAGATTTGAACGAAGGTTATGCACATACTCGTCGATCATATCGTCTCGAACTTCTGCAACAGTAGAGTCATGCACTGTAGCGAAGATGCGAACAGCGTCTTGTAGATTATTGCTTTGTACCCAGTCTACAGTATCAATAATACCAAGCAGGTTAATGTCAGACGCAACAGACTGAATCAAGAAGTTTAGGCCTGAACGCTCTGCGTGAGCAGCCACACCTTTAGATTCTGCACCTGCTTCAGGAAGACGACGCTTACGACCAAACTCACTGTAGGTAAAATGATTTTCTTTAATGAATTTGATGTTAGAGTCAATCCAAACCTTAAGATCACGAGCTTGATCAAAGTAAAGTTTGATAAAACGTTTAGCTTCTTCCATTGAGACATTAGCAGTTTCTGCAATTTTAGAAGGTCCAGCGCCATACAGAATACCAAAGGTAATAGCTTTAGCATTTTGACGATATTCAGGATATAGCTCTTTTACTTCATCAATTGAGCAAGGCAGTTTAAACATGCCATGCGCAACGTATGAGTGGAAGTCTAGCTCTTCCACAAACGCTCGTTGTAAGAACTTGTCATTAGCTAGTGCAGCAGCAACATATACCTCGGCAGTACCAAGGTCAGCCTGAACAATCTTGTAACCTGGGGCAGCACGGAAGAACTTTTTAATACCTGAGTCTTTGTCACGCGGCAGGTTTTGATAGTTTAGAACACCGGACGACGATAGTCGTCCTGCGGCAGTGCCAATGATATTGAAAGACGAGCGCAAACGCATATCATCGTCTACGCCTTCACGAATGTTCTTGATATATGTAGTAGACAGCTTTACCTTCTTACGAAGATCAAGGATAGCATCTGCCAGAGGATTATTAAGTTCTTCTAACACTTCTGCGTCAGTAGACAGCGCACCTGTAGTAGTCTTTTTAGTAGACTTTAGCTTCATAATGTTGAACAGAACATCACGAAGATGATAAGTGCTGTTAGGGTTGAAAGTCTTTTTGTTATTGTCTTCAAAGATCTTTACTGCAGGGTGCATAGAAATTTCAGCCATGCACTCTTCAATATCGATACGGAAATCAGATTCAATGCTTTCTAGAACAGACAGATCGATAGGTCCTCCGGTATCTTCTAGATACATGAGTGCGCGAGTAGCCGGTTTAAGAATGTTATAATACACATTCTTAAAGTTTTTATTCTTGTCAATGATAGGCTTAAACTTATTATACAGTTGGAAAGTCGCATCTGCGTCTTTACATGCGTAAGGAGCCAGAATTTCAATCGGAAGCATACCATAGTTAAAGTCTGCAAGCAGAATCTTGTTCTTACGGCAAAATTCTTTCTTGTACTCATGCAAATCTTTATCATAGTCACCAAGATCAGTAAACTTCATTGCAAGCTCTTTCAAGCCGTGCGAGCCTACAGTTTCGTCTAGACAGTAGTGCATAAGAATAGTGTCCTCAAATAGAGGAAACTCAAACTTCATTTCTTTATAAAGAAACTGAACGTCGAACTTTGCATTATGAAGAACGGTAGGTTTAGTACGGAAAAGTTCTGACACTTCTTCATAGAACTCTTCAATAACATCACTTGCAACAAAAATGCCTTGGTGAGGGCGAGAAGATAGTGCTACCCCAATCACAGAACCCTTACGAGCACTGAGAGCGGTAGTCTCAATATCACATACGATTGTATCAGCCTCTTGAAGCTGTTTTAGATAAGGAATGAATTGTTCTGCTGTATCAATATACGCATAGTCTTTTTCAAACTTAAGAGGCTGGTCTCCCGTAGCGATAGAGTTGATTTTATCAAAACTCTTCTGCAGTTCAACTCGATACTGAGGTTTGATAGATAGCATAGATGGATCAATGATAGGAACATACTTATCATTAACTACTTGTCCAGCATACTTAAGAATGCCTGTCAGACCACAAGCATACTTTAGTGATTCTGCGCCCACAGGACTTACAATATCATAGCTGTCTAGAACACTTAGATCTAGATCAACATCTTTCTTAAGAATTTTTTCTTTAGGAGAAGAAGATAGATAGAATACATCAAAGTCCAGCCCTTTAGCAAAAGGACGCAGTTTAACAGGGGTATCTTGCTTGAGCGGCGAGCTCAATACGTAGGCTAGTTTAAGACTCATATTCTTCTCCAAAAATCATCATTAGTTCTTCTTTACTCATGTCTCCAGGGTCTCTGCCGTCAGGAGGATATATGATACGTGTTTCAATATCTTTAGCTTCTAGTAATGCTTGAATAGCCTCAGCTGCTTTTCTACCACTAATATCATTGTCCATGAAAATAGTAGCACTCTTACAGCCTGCATCATCAATTATTTTAGCTTTTTCTTGTTTAAAATTATTTGTTCCGAAAATGCACACAGTGTTTTTATATCCGTGTTGCCATAAGTTTAACATATCAAATAACCCTTCGACAAGGATTAAATGACTTTTATTTTTAATTTTGTCTAGTGGAAACAACAAGTCGCTAACCTTAGCATTTGTAGGTTTCCTCATGTATCTGGGGCTATTAGTTTTTACATTGAGTAGCTTATACCTACCTTCAATAAAACGAAGTCTTCCCGATTGGTACACCGGGAAGCAAATATAATCAGTTAATCCATGTTGATTTGTAGTAAAAGCTTCAAACTCTTTAATAGTTTTTGCGTCTACACTCTTAAAGTCAAAGTTAAAATTGATAGCATCAGTAGGAAGCTCGATATCAAGCTTAAAGTACTTTGCATGTAGTTTATCTTTTAGTTTTCTTACTTTATAAGTCTGCTTAGTTTCAATTTCTATAGTAGGATCTTCTCCAATAGCTTTTAACAGCTTTTTGTAAGAACCACCAAAACCACAAGAAAAACAATGGAAAATGTTCTTATCTAAGTCAAAGCGCATACTAGGATTTGAGTCTTCATGAAGACCGCTTACACACTTGATAAGAAGTTCACTCTTTTTATTAGGGTTAGATACATACTCTACCCCGTGCTTATTCAGCGCAGTAAAGATATCATGCATTATCCTAGATCCCTTCCTTGCTCTTTAGCATCATCGCCATACTTATTAAGTATCTTGCCACTAATAGCCTTAGACTTATTAGCGTCAATACGAAGGCAGTCCCAATCCATATGAACATTAAACTTCATAGCTTTGCCATTACGGATTTTAGCCGTTTCAAAAGGTAAGGCATTAGGATCTTCGTTAAGATCGCTAGGCATAAACCTAAAGCTTTTATCTGCTGAGTCGAGAACACCTTTAGCAAATCGAGCTTCACCAGAAGCGTCAATCTGGTAAGGAGACAACATCATAACTTTATACTTACGAGCCAGAGTTTTTAGAGAGTCTGAGATACCAATCTGAGACTTCCAATCCATTCGATCTTCCACTTTAACAATGTTAAGATAATCAACCACACACATTTTAACATCATATTTAGAACTCATCATGTTCAAATAGTGGTCAATACGAGCAAGACTAAGTTGCACGTCGTCAATAATGTGAAACCTATTATCTTTAAAAGGCACTGTGCCTTGTTTTAGCTCTCGGTCAAACTCTACTACGCTGCCAGTCTTGAGTAGTTTGTTGTATACATCTGTTGCTTCTTGGCCACTCTTATAAAAGGTGTCTAGCTTAGCTTTAGCAACTTGCAGCTTATCTTCTGGAGTAAGCTGATTAAGCATGAACTTACTGAAAGATACGCCACTGATCATACTCATTAGTCGATAGTAAACTTCGACATAACGCATTTCAATACTCATAAACATAACTGAGTTACCCAACAAAAAGTTGTTGAGAGCCATGTTAAGAGTGATAATAGACTTACCTGAGCCTCGACGACCACCGAATAGAATCAGTTCTTCAAGCCCAAATCCACCATTAGTAGCATCAAACTCTGTGCTGAGCCCACTTGGGAACATCACAAACTTATCCTCTTGTGGAACTGTTTCAATAGTTGCCACATCAAAAAGCTCTTCGCCTTCTGGAATAAATTTTTGAGTTGAAAGGATATGCTCTTGAAGCTTATCAATAATCTCAGTTTGTTCTAGATTATCTAACTCATCAATAAACTTATCTAGGAAAGAGATAGTCTCTTCCCTGATATAGTAGTCTTGTAGCTGTGAAGCAATGAAGTTAGACTCAATAGTAGAGTCTCCCTCTAGTTCAGTAGACATGAGTTCACGGTACAAGTAGTCTTTTGCAGACTCTTGTTTCTGTGTTTCATAGAACTCCTGTAGGGAAGGAATTCTAAGGTGTTTAGTATAGAAGTTATTAATTTTCCTGAATAGAATAAGGTTGTTACCAGTAAAATACTTGGTTACTAGCTTATTATAAAAATCAGGGCTTTGAGTTGTTAACAGCCTTTTTAAGGCCAACTTTTGTAGATCAACTGCCATTTATTTTGTAATCACCGGAAATAGTTCATGACGAGGAATATTGAGTCTAAAGTGGTTATAGTCACCTTCAATCCAGATATCATAAGACTCTCGACCATATTCTTCGATATGCGTTTCAATAGACTTCACTATCCGCTTTAGGGCGGGTAGCTTCATCATCTCTCCATCTTCTAACACCCAATAAATTTCATAATGAATGCCTTCTACTGGTTCTGGGTGTTTAGACTTGAGAGGATTCCAAGGAAAAGTCTCTACATATTTTTGCAAACCAGAGCGAAGCCATTCTACATACTCTTCATCTCGTACTTTAGTAATAGTAACAAATGCGTTACTGGGACCGTGAAACACACGATCCCCTTTCTTAAACTTAATATCTAGATCTTGGATAACGTGATCTGTTTGTGCAGCCGCATTCTTTTTGCGTGCACGGATTGGCACTCCTACTTCTAGTAGGAAGCTTTTTACTTTTTGAGAAGAAATATAGTTACGTTCTGCAATTGCAGATACGCTTTCTCCTTCTTGATAGTCTTTAGCCATCTGCCGTTTTTCGGCTTCAGTAAACTCTTTTTCTTTAGCCTTTTTCTTAAGCTGTACAATACGTTCTTGACGCTCAAGAAAGTCATTAATAATATTATCTAGTCGCTTAGTGTTATAAGCGATTCCTAAGTGTTCACAGATTGCTTTTTTAGTCTTATTAGTCTTCATCATCCAGATGGCTTGACGGATTTTAGCCTCTGGAATCTCTTCTGTTTTTGCTTTTTTTACAACCACGAACAGCCTCCATATGTTTATATAGTTAAGTATATGTTAAAAAATGGGTAACTGTCAAGATGTAAATTAATTTATTTGATACTGATATGCTTCGGGTATAAAAAATATATCATTAGAAACCTCGCGAATCATACCAGTTTTAGTATAAACGCAGGTAAAAGCCTCTGCTAAATTAGGCTCTGTTCTAAGTAAATATTCAAGCTCAAAGCCTGCAATATAGGCTTTGATTAGTTTAGCTTTTTCATCTTTATCTGTATTAGGATAAAAACGTTTAATAAGTTGCAAGCAATAATAGTGCTGTTCCTCTTCGGACAGCCCTAAAACGTCTTCTAGCTTTTCAGTAGGGAGTTTATTTAAGAAAAAATTAGAATCACTATTGGTCACTGGCTCTTCTCATGAAAAAGGCACGACATTGCTGTCGTGCCTACTGGTTACTCTATTTTACAGAGATTACGCTTCCAAAGCTTTTGGAGTGTAATCGGTGGCGCTGATGCCACGGCGAGTAAGAACGGTTTTAACACCGCGCTCGCTCTTACCATAGTGCTCAGCAAGCTCAGCAACGCTCATAGTGGTTGCAAGATCTTCGATCCCGTCGTAAGAATCAGCCTTAGCTGCTTTCTTATCACGCTGAGGCGCCTTAAGCTGCATGGAAAGAAGCTTACCACGGATAGAGTTAACACTCTTACCGAGAGTCTCAGCGATGTCTTCAAGGAAGGCACCGTCGTTCGCCATGTCAGCGATCTGAGCTTCTTCTGCTTCTGTGTAAGTGCGAGGAGCAACTTTCTTCTCAGCAGGCTTGATGTGGCCAGTCATTTCAAGAGAAAGTGCCTTACCGTTTACTTGGCGAGAAGTAACTTCACGACCCCAAGCATCGGAGAAGTGAGCTGCAATTTCTTCAGCAGTGTGAACGCCGCTGTTAGCTTCCAAGAACTCAGTAAGAGCTGCAGTTTCTGCTTCGTCGAAAGCAGGAGCAGCTTTAGGCTTCGTAGGAACGTCGTATCCGAGCTTACGAAGTTTCGCAGTTACAGAACGGCGAGGAAAATCAAACTCTTCACAAAGTGAAACGATGATATCTTCGTTAATGCCGCCCTTGCATACTTGCTCCATGCGAGCAACCATGTCTTCAGTGTATTCAAATTTTGCCATTTTTATCCCCTCTGAACAAAATGTAATGGTTTTGTTGTGTGTTGAATCGAAACTTTTCGTTTCGTAAGATGATATTATCAAATGTTTTAAGTATGAGCAAGAAGAAAATGTAATTAAGTTAGGTATTGACCTTTTAAATTTATTTTCTAAGTGCTAAACGTTAAACTTATTCTTATCACTCTTATTTTGTTAGTTTATCCTTTAGAGCATCAACAAGCAACTCTAAATTTGATTTTTTTGTGAGGTTTAGTCCCTCAATCTCAATTTCTAACATTATCTCTATATCGCGAATCATAGTCTTAACACTACGCTTATCTTCTTTATCATCTGAAGGTTTGCGATATACCTTCATTTGTACTAGTTTACTGATTACACTTCTGTGGCCTTTTTTAAAGTGCTCTGCCACATCATACACATCTAGCCCTTGATTAACATAAAGATCTAGAAGAGTCTCTTCTTCTTCGTCGCTCCAGGCCTTATTAGACTTTGCAGTCATTATTCCTCTCCCTCTTCAAACATTTCTAGCTGTTTATCATAAACACCAGTTTGTTTTAAATATGTTTTTGCAAGTATTTCACCTGCTTGATCTAATAAGTGTGCAGCCATATCTACGTGCTCAGGTCTTAATGCTAGTCCCTTTTTGGTAGGAAACCACTGACCTGTGTCACCGTCTCTCATATATTCACGAATGTGAACATACTCTTGGCCTCTAAACTCATTTATCGTAATTTTGATAGCTTTATCTTCAGTTAGAAAGCCTACAAATCCTAAATCAATTTCCATGAACTCTTTTTATCGTAGGATAGTCGTGCACAGCTTTAATAGCTTTATAGTACTGCTCTCCTACTTCATCCCATGTTCTAATTTTATCGCTGCGAGGAATAGCTCTCTTTCTAGAGTCATATAGCATTCTCATTTTCTGCATTAAGTCTGGAATATCAGGCTCAATGACCCAAGTGTGAGAACCCATTAGATTAAAGCTGTCTCCTGGCTTACCAGCAAATATGTTATTAATATCTACTAGTTTTTGTGAAGATTTAATTTTGTAGTCTGTAACAAACTCGTCTGTACAGCCTCGTCCTGTTACAAGCGGAATTACTCCACAAGCAATAGCTTCTTGAATTGGCATACCGAATCCTTCTCCACGATAAGGATGCACAATTACATCGACACTTCTATATAGATCAGCCATTTCTTTTTCAGAATAGCCATCATCAATATAAGTAATCTTTCCTATATTATGTTGGTATTGAAGTTTAATAAGTTGCTCTTGTAGAGCAGTTTTACCATATACTTGTGGGGTATCTTTTACAATAAGCTCTACATTGTCTGTAGACTTAAAAGTATTAGCCCACGCTTGAAGAAGAATATCAAAACCTTTTCTATACTGATCGCAGCCTACAAATAAAAACTTGTATTTATCTGTCTTTTTAACACTTCTATCAGTGTAGAAAATATCAGGATTGTACCCAATAGGAATAGCAAAGAGCCTTTCAGGATTTATACCGCCTTCATGGTATACAGCAGCTGTCCAACGAGTAAAAGTGATTAGTGCGTCTGCAAAATTCTCAAATTTATATTGCCATTCAAAAGGAACTTTTGAAAACTCCCACGGCTGAATAAATACTACTTTAGTTTCATTAGAAGCTGGCCAGCGCCAAATTGGCGGATAGGTGTGTCTAATCTGCACATCAGGTGCAGTAGTATCTTCTGCCTTAGCTTTTAAAGACTCTAGTGCTTCTAGAGTGTCTAGTGATAGTTTAGCCTCTGGCTTAAAGCTATCAATAGGAGAAATAATCACTTTAGCATACTTACTAAGTTGAAGCGCTAGGTATCTATTTACAATAGATAGTGAGTGATTATCATAAAATTTTCCAACAAGTTCGATTAACATATTAGGCTCCGTACATTAGTTTGGCTTGAGTTTTGCAGTAGCTTAGTAGATCCGCTTCTTTAATCTTAGTAAGCTTTTCCCATTGAGGACCCATGTTACTTGTCTTAAAGTTCTTTAGCTGCTCATAGTTATTTTCATCTACTCGCGCTTGAATATCATAGAAAGGATCTTTTTTAGATTCAATGCTATGACCAAAGTTATTAATTTTTAGATTCAACTCTTCAGGTGGGCGACAGAAACTCCAATGAAGAATAGCTAGTGGAGACTGAATACGCTGTTGATTATTTGTCCAGCGACAATAGTTATAGGTATTTTCACGATTAGTCACAAAACCTTGAACTTCATTATTCTGTAGATTACCATCTTCACGAGTAATAACTAATATTTCTCCATTAGGTAAACGCTTATAAGGTAGAATCCAGTAGAACATATGATCTAGGTTATAAGATTCTACCAGTGGACAGAACTTTGTAAAGTAGTCATGCGCATTTACAAGCTCTTCATCTGCATCAAAACTAAAAATCCAGTCGTGGGTGCAGTGCTCTTTTAGATAGTTACGTTCGTGATTATCATTTTCAATGGGGACTCGGCTACGATGGAAGTTACCTTCAACAACATTAATCTTACCGTCACCATCAATTTGAGATAGTTCTTTCCAAAGAGTTTCTTCGTCAAAAGAAAACTTATTACCACTCCATGAGATTCTATCCTGGTCTAGTCCTAGTACAATTTCGTCTACATAGTTATAGTAGGTGCGAATGGAATTCGCTAGGTATGCAGCGTCATACGAGATTAAACTGATTACACTTTTTTTACGCATTTGTTACCTCACGGTCAATAGTTTTCATTTCCTCAGAGCCATTCCACTTTTCCATGAAAATAGAGCGATTAATTCCCCACTTTTCGCCAAGAGCAGGATTATTTGCCATTAGTCTTTTGTTGTCTTTTCCTTCGAAGTGAAGAAGAGGGATACCCGTTTGATAAATTTTGATACCAGCGCGGCGGGCAGACAAGCACCAATCCACATCACGATAGTAAGTCCAATAATAACGGGGATCAAAATTACCAACAACATTACGACTAGCAGCGCGGATATATACGCCGCCCATAGTAACCCAGGAAACTTCTCTAAGTTTGTCGTATTGTCCCGAGTCTGCTTCCAGTTCTTTATTTGCTGTTCCATCAATGAGGTTAAGTCCTCCTCCGAAATGTACTGCTTCACCATTCTTTTCAAATCTCCCGCCAGCATGTTGGATAATATACTGGTTATTTTCATTTTTTCTTGGATAGAGCAGCTTCATTCCAAAGATACCTGCTTCTGGATGTGTATCTACTATGTCTAGCAAATCACTGTACCACTTATTAGTAGTATCTTCTGGGAGAGGCATCATATCTGCATGTAGAATGATTACATCTCTATCCCTATATTTGTTCCATAAGTATTGATAGGCTAAATCACTACCTATCTGTCCTACATCTTGCCAAAATTCGTAAGGAATTTTCCATCCTAGTGCGCGTTTTAACTCTTGAACTTCTTGTTCAAATAAATAAGGAGTTATCACAATAGGATTGTTTACGTTTTTATACGCCATTTACCCATCTTTCAAAATTGTGCATAATTTGATCTGCTGTGTACGTTTTAGTGCAAGAAAGCCCACTACTAGTATGTGTACATAGACGAGGCCAGAATCCTAAAGTAGCAGGTGGATTACCAGGACTATTATTAGAGTCTTCACTATTTTTAGGTATTACACATTTAAAAGTGTCACAATGATTATTTGGTGTTGCCTTTACTGTAAAATGGCGGCCTCTAGTCATATAGTATTCAGGCGACTCATATTCTGCAGGAAATACGCTACCTATAGTTATAGTATCTACGTCTAGCGCCGCAGCAGCATGTATAAGTGACCCTGTAGGCGCTATGAAAATAGATTGTCTATTTAATAGCATAAGTGTTTGGTGCAAAGTATAATTAGCCATTTCTACTCCAAACATAGTAACTTCATAAGGCTTATTAGTCTTATCCATTACTTGTTTTATGCCTTGTAGTACTTCTATTCTTAGTGCTTCAGATTGTAACTTACGATTCCAGTCTAGTGGGCCTGCAATACCAATACGTATGATGTCATCTTTTGGTTTTTCTGAGCCTACTACTAACTGAATATTTCCGTCTGCATAACTATCCTTACTAATAAGATGTTTAATAGGATGATTTGTACTTCTAGAAATACCTAGATCAGAAAACCAGCGATAGTGCATTATAATACTATCTACTTGCTTAAACTCAGGCTCTTGCCTGTTGATTTGCATACTTTGTATCTGACCTTGTGGAGAAAAAGTTACTAATCCTACTGCATCTAGCCAGAGTTGTTTTTCTAGTACTTCTAATGCTTCTGCGGTACCTGTAGGCCCATCATTTGTAGTTAGATTAAAATTATTTGTTAAACAATAAGACACTAGGTGATCAGGGTGCTCTTCTTTATATCTTCTGGCGGCGTTGATACCGAATATGCAATCACCAAAAGCTTGTGTGTTTATAAATACTACATGCGTCATTTGTTGAACAACTTATCTTTCCAAGTGCTAGGGGTCGCATCTGTAACTATCTCTAATTCAAGATGATAGTTAAAATCGCGCTCAGGCTGAGTCTTCATCCATGATACTGTATCACGAATAGTTTCTTCCATAGAAGTATCAGCTTGGTAGTTTAGCAGAGTTTCAGCTTTTTGAGTGCTAACCCACGCATTTTTAACTTCACGAGGACGCTCAGGTACAAATTTAATATCTACAGGTTTGTTAAAATGTGCAGCTACTCTATTGGCTAACTCATGTATTGTAGTTTCAGTTCCGTGGCTAGGCCCAATGTTAAATACTTCTTTAGAGCTAATCTCTTCACGTTTATTCCATACAGTAACAAAAGCATCAACACAGTCTTTTACATGTGAGAAGCTGCGCTTCTGTGTTCCGTCGCCATAGATATAAACAGGTTTATCTTTAGAAATTAGATTGGCAAAGATACTCATTACGTTACGGAATGGATCACTATAGCACTGATGCGGGCCACAAACATTATGCGGAACCATATGAAATACTTTAATCCCATGAATATCGCTCATTAGGTTTAAGTGCTGTTCTGCATGTAACTTAGCTAATCCATATGGATCTACTGGTGAAGGCTGCATATGCTCTTCAAAAGGGGGTTCAATATTTCCATAGCGAGCCATAGAAGTAGTATTAATAAAGTATTTAACACCTGCCGCGATAGCGGCGCTGGCTACTGAGGCTGTGCCTGCATAGATATTTTCTACAATGGTTTTAGGCGCAAATACACTTAGCCCTTCGTGGGCTAACGCGGCACAGTGAATAACTAAAGATGGTTTATATTCTTTAAAAATAGAGGCTAGTGTTTGGTTATCTAGAATATCTACGTTCTCGTAAAAGAAGTTAGGATCGTCTGGCATATTAGACTCATAACCTCCAATAAGGTTATCTACTCCTACTACAGTCCAGCCTAGTTCTAGAAACTTGTAGCATAGATGACTTCCAATAAGGCCTGCGCTTCCTGTAATTACCACTGATTCCATACTTCATTCCAATCTACTACAGGAGTTATACAGTTATCTTGTAAGTGAGTGCTAGTTCCTGGTAGAGGGCAAACAGCTACACCTTGTCTAAAAGCTTTCCAAGTCCAAGAATCATCAGAGAAGATTCCAGCTTGAAGAATAGAGTATTTAAACGGTAAGTATGTTTTACCTTTTCCAGCCATTGTTAGAGTAGCACTGCATACTGTTTTAAGGTGGCAGTCTGGCCCTACTAAGACTTCACAGTGTCTATCTCTGTCAAAGTATCTATCAGGGTAGTCATAGGGTAAATAAAAACCTTCATACCCAGCAGAGTAAAGATTCTTTAAAATCTTTATAGCTCCATGGGTATGAAGGTAATCGTCTTCGCAGCAGTATATAACCTCTTCAGGATACTGCTCACATAGCTTAATGAGAGTCTCCATGAAAGGTATACAAGTATTAATTGTTACGGGATGATATTGAGGATAAGGATGGGTTCCATAAGGAGGAACTTCTGTTCTTGGGGGGATATCACGAATCTCTAGCTTAGTAGGAATGATACAAGTATCACGCATCCACTGCTTAGTTTCTTCTGTAACTTTGTCGGCTAGAACAACGATTCTATCGGCCCAGCCTTCAAGATCTTGCTGTAGCGATAGCCAGCACTTACGAAAGATCTCGTCTTTTTTTCTTCCATTCCAACGAGGCTTATCCTGAGAACCATCAGATACACTACCAGGAGACTTATTAGCTTCTGATGCCCTATATAAAATTATCATAGTGCTTTCTTTCGCGACTGATTCTCAAACTCGTCAAGAATACTTACTACATAAGGAGATACTGGAGGTATCTTGTCTTTGAGATATTGTTTAATCTCTAATACTTCTAACTCTGAGAAGTGCTCTTTAAATACTTTAGAAGAATTTATACCTTTAGAAACTGCAGGATTACCAAAAACTTTTGAGAAAGGCTTAGCATCTTTTACTAAAGGTGTTAGGGTTCCTAACACTGACCAGCTCCCAACTGTACTATAAGGACTGATCGTGGCTCCTGCTTCAATAGTAGCATGATTCATAATACAGCTATGATGGCTTACAAAGTTAGAACCTTCTAAATTATTGTTACTACCAATTAAAGCATCTGATTGTATGGTTGTACCAGGCCCAATATAGTTATTATTACCAATAACAGTATTTTCTCTATAGCTAGATCCCGCAAAGATTACACAGCCTGCCATTATAGTATTGTTAGTTCCTATACTGATTCCAAAATTTTCATCTTCAGTTATAAAAACTACACTTTCATGAATATAATTATTCTTAAGAATACTAGAATCTTGAAGGCTGTTAGCTGATATTATTTTCATTGAGCTCTCTATGTAAAAAAATGCTGTGCTAACCGTGGCACAGCGCGCACTTATTAGGTAGTGACCCCACTAAATTTTATGAAAACACCACCATTTCTGTTTCTAGGCCGGTGGCCCGCCCACAGGATTATGCAGCTAGTGCAAATTCCTTAGGTGCAAAGTTATCGTTTGCATTTGTAAAGTTGGCCGAATATCGTAAGCCACCACGGTAATCTCCACGTCTTTTCAACACCTGTCGAATCCCTTTCGGCCCCATCAAAGATACACTCGGATAATCCTAATGTGCTGGCAGGATTTTATAGGATAGCCAGCACCCTCTTAGTCAAGTTAAACTTGAAACCCAACCGAGTGTACCTATGGTGGAGCCGCCGGTATCGAAACCGGGTCCAGAATGTCTATCGTCTGCTTCAACGATTACTCATTAAATTTAACATAGAAAATAGCACATAGCAACAAAAATTTAAATTTAAAAATTACTCTTTGCTAGTACGTTCTGACTTATGCGGTTTTTTTGTTTTTGTAAAGCCTTGTTTTTGTTCTAATTTGTCTAGTAACGCTATGCGCTTAGATTCTGCTTTTTTATATCTAGCCGTGCCTGCTTTTTTATCTTCGCGAGCCTGCTCACTTTTAGATACATAAAATGCTTTACGTTTAGTATCGGTATAATACCCTTCAGCATTTAGTTTTCTCATCATAACTCTGTATGCTCTGGATACGTCGTTACTATAGCGTTTTACACTAATTTTCATATAGTTTCCTTTATATATTTTTTTACCCAAGACAGTACTAATCCGGGTGTAAACTTTCCATTTAATTTAGACAACATGCCACCATTTTTAAAAATAACAAATGAAGGAGTTAAGATATTTTTAGGCAGAGTTTTTGCATCTACAAGCTCTACTTCTATACCATTTTGAGTAAGCATTAAAGCTTCTTTTTCTACATACAGTCTATTGTTATCTGTATAGTATGCTTTTACGTTTTTCAACTTAATTCTCCTGCTTAGTTTGTGTGTTTTCTCTTATACGCACAAAACAAAGTCATTTTATGCTTGCCATGTTGGACTTTTTTAGCTAATATGAATCTATAATAATTAGGTTTAAAAAATGGAATATCAAAATGAGTTAAATAGATGTGTATCTGTAGCTAAATGGGATCCTTCAACAGCTATACATGATATGTTGCTGTTAAAATATGAAGCAAATACCTCAATTCTAAAGGAAAAGATGTGGTTACGCGCAGCTAAAGAAATAAATTTATTCTTAGATACAATAGAAAAAACCAGATTCTATAATGAAAAGAAACTCTGGAAAAACACTACACCTACTCGCTTGGAGATTTAACTTTATGAATACCTACCAAAAAGATCTTTCTGATATTAAACAACTTCTTAATGCTAACTATGATTCTCTAGAAGAAGCAAAAAGGTCTATTAAACCTGTTTTCCTCAAACTCAATAATCCAACTTTTTACAAAAAACATATCTACTCTAAGCCTCTTGAGCAATTCGGCTTTGGAGATAAAGATGACTATTCTAATAATATACTGACTAAATTTACATCAGAGTGTATCAAAATTATTAATGAAAGTCAAGATCTATTTGATATGCTCAAAAAGCTTCAAGTAGAATATTCTTGGACTACCAGTAATAACCTTAATCATTGGGTAAAAAATGCCTGAAGGGCCAGAAGTTACTAGAGTAGCTACTCAGCTTAACTCTGTAGTAAAGAATACTCTTTTAGATTCTATTACAGTTTTATCGGGTAGGTATAGTAAAAAAGCACCTGACAATTTTTTTGAGTTTGAGAGCGCCCTTAATAGGGGCGCTCTGCTTGTTAAAGGTGTTTATAACAAAGGAAAATTCATTTGGTGGGAACTTGAGCATGACTGGTTCATTTTCTCCACTCTAGGCATGAGTGGACGTTACTCTTTACAAAATAGTGCTCATTCTAGAGTTCTATTTGAGGTTACTAAAGCCTATAATAGATACACAGAGTCGTTTCCTATTTTCTATGAAGACACTAGAAATTTCGGGACGATTAAGTTTGTAAATGATAGAAATATCTTGAATAAAAAATTGGACTCTATCGGTCCAGATATGTTAAATAATCCTTGTAGTGTGTCTAAATTTTTGGAAATAGCTCGGAAACATAATGATAAATCTATCGTTAAGTTTCTTATGGAGCAAAAGTATATTAGTGGCGTAGGCAATATTTATAAAAGTGAGAGCTTATTTTTATCTAAAATTTCTCCGCTAAACTACGTAAAAGACTTATCAGATTCAGAACTTGTTACCCTATATAATAGCATAATCAGTATTTTAAAAGAAGCATATAAAACGGGCGGATCTACTATTCAAACGTATAAAGATTTATACGGAGAAGAAGGGTCATACCCAAAGAAGTCAAGACTACTAGTATATAACCAAAAAACAGATATCTACGGAAATAAAGTTGAAAAGGTGATACTAGATGATCAAAGGACTACTTACTTCTCTCCTCATATACAGTGCTAGTGCAAGTAGCGCTAGCGTTGGTACCACTCCTACTGTAATTCCTGTCGTGCACTCTTACTCTACAGCTGATGTTATGTGTTTAGCAAGGAATATATACTTTGAAGCCCGTAATCAAAGTTTTAGAGGTCAAATTGCTGTAGCACAAGTAACACTAAATAGAGTTAGTGATTCAAGATTCCCAGACTCAGTATGCTCAGTAGTTACTCAGGCTAAAAAAGATCGCAATGGAAAGCCAATTAAAGACAAATGTCAATTTAGCTGGTATTGTGATGGAAAACCTGATAGAATGTTAGAGTCGGAAGAAAAATATTATGCTATTTCAATAGCTAGAAATGCCCTTATGGGTAATTACTTAGATGTAACAAACGGGGCAACACATTATCATTCTACTGCAGTTTCTCCTTACTGGAGAAAGCAGTTTACAAAGGTAGCAGCGATAGAAGACCATATATTTTATAGGTGGGACTCGCGTAAAAGGAACTAAATGGCAGACGATAGATTCTCCGATATACAAAATAATATATACACTCTTCATGAAAGATCTCAAAGAACAAAAAGTGATTTAGAGACGCATGAGGCAGTTTGCGCAATTAGATATCAAGGAATAGAAGAAAAACTTGATAAGCTTAATCGCATGGTAGAAGAAAATAACAAACAAATATCAGATCTACATCGTATAGCTACAGAAAGTAAAATGGGTTTTAGAACTGTAATGTTCTTAGGGAGTATGGTAGTTACTCTAGCTGGTTTTATTTACACTATAATGAGTATTTATAAGGGATAGTATGACAAAAGAAGAGATAAAAAATACTTTTAAAAGCATTATCTCCTCGCCTCCTACAGACATTTACAAAGACGATTACGATGTTAGAGAAAGTAATATCGAGCTCATTGAAGAAAGAGAAGTAGACGGTGAAATGACAAGAGAAATAGGCTCTGCCAATTTATTTCTAGCTTCTGCATTTCTTGGTACTATTAATGGAATAGATATTCCTGCTAAAGATAAAAGCACCCTTAAAGTTCTCGCAGCGCTCTGGCAAGATATGATAAAAGAGCTAAAAGAAGAAAGCTATATTAGAGAAAAACCATCTTCAGTAAGAGAAAGTTTTAAGATTGTTTAATTATGAAAAATGTCTAACCTCCTACAACGTTGACAAGCCTTCTGGTAGAGTATATGTTACCCCCGATGGCGAATATCCTAGCATTACTACAATTTTAGGTGCTACTTCTAACAACTCTTTTCTAGATAAATGGAGAGAAAAAGTTGGAGACGAAGAAGCTGATAGAGTATCTAAAGAAGCCACAGATCGTGGTACAGCTGTTCACGACTATATCGAAAAGTACTTTTTGCAAGAAGATAGAAACTTTTCTGATTATTTTATTGAATCAGGGCTATCTTATGAGCCAGTAAAAATAAAACAACCAGCTAGAGATATTATTAAAGAATGTGAGCGCAATAAGTTTATTCCTTATGCCCAAGAAATTCCACTATGGCACCCAATTTTAAAGTACGCGGGTAGAGTAGACGGAGTAGGGCTATGGAACAATACGCTAACAATTGTAGACTTTAAAACCTCTAAAAAACGTAAATATCCTTCTCAAATTAAGAACTATTATATACAAGCAACTGCATATGCTGTAGCACACAACTACCTATTTGATACTAAAATCAATAACTTTGCTATTGTAATAGGGGTAGACGACGCAGACCCTCAGTGTTTTACTGGAAATGTAGCTCCATACATACCAGACCTAAAATTTAGGGTTAAGTCTTTTTATAAACAGAAAGAAGTAAATGATAGATAAATTAACTGAAAAACAAAAAGAATACTTACGACTCATTGAAAAGTATGACTTATGTTTTTTAACAGGAGCAGCAGGGACAGGTAAGACATATATTGCTTGTTTGTCTGCAATCGAGTTTTTAGAAAGAAAAAAAGTAGAAAAGCTTATAATCTCTCGACCTCTGGTTACTACTGAAGAAGTAGGGATATTGCCAGGTACTCTAGGCGAAAAGATAGATCCTTTCATGGACCCTATTATCGGAATGTTGAAAGAGATTTACAGCAAAGCAGCAGTAAATAAAATGATAAGCGCCGGGCAAATAGAGACAGTACCTTTAGCATTTATGCGTGGCAGAACTTTTAAAAACTCGTTTGTTATTCTAGACGAAGCTCAAAATACCACTAAAACCCAAATTAGTATGTTTTTAACAAGATTTGGAATAAACTCTAAAGGCTGTGTTATTGGAGATTTAAAACAGTCTGACCTGCCCCGTCCATCTGAAAACGGGTTAAAGTGGGCAAAAGATAAGCTAGAACCTTCTAAGTTGGTTACTAATATACATTTTGACTCAGAACAAGTAGTTAGAAGCCCTCTAGTAAAAGAAGTGATGAAATATCTTTATGCATCAGAAACGTCGAATACCGTTGAGATACCTTCTCAACATAGCCAAAAAAGACTTAGAGCCTAAAGAGCGAGGTCTAGTTAACAGTATTATTAAAGCACAAAAAGATTATCCTCAGATTACTCCTAGAATGTATAAAGCATTTTGGATAGTATATGAAAAATACTTTGTGTTAGAAGGAGAAGATTATGCCTCTAAAGAAAGGTAAATCTCAAAAAACTATCTCTGCAAATATATCTGAGCTAATGGGTAAACCTGGAGCAACCAGAAAAAAAGCAGTTAAAACCATTGCTAAGAAACAGGGAATCAGCCCTGCTGCAGCAAAAAGAAAACAGGCAATTGCAATTGCTCTAAGCGCTGCAGGAAAAGCTAGACCTAAAAAAGGCTAACTATAAGGAGATTGAACATGGCTAAGAAACCTATGTCAAAAGATAAAAAAGCTAAGGCTAAAGAAGATAAGATGCCAAGCAGTGGCCTGAGCGCAGCACAAAAGAAACTTCCTCCTGCACTACAAGCTGCTATTCTAAAGAAAAAGAAGAAGTAATTGTGGCAGAAAAACAAAAAAGTAGAGTGAATGAGGCGGGAAATTATACAAAGCCTACACTTAGAAAACGACTATTTGAACAGATTAAAGCTGGTTCAAAGGGTGGACGTCCTGGCCAGTGGAGTGCAAGAAAAGCACAACTTCTCGCTGTGGAATATAAGAAACAAGGAGGAGGATATAAATGATTATAGACTGGATTAAAGACAGGCTACAAGAAAGAACTTCACTAGATGGTGCGACTCTGATTGCTATCGGAGCTGTAATCCTATTTGCTGGGCCTATAGCAGACATGGCAGCTTACGCAGCTATTGCATATGGAGCATGGACTTTCTGGAAGGCTGAGTAATATGGCCTTAAAAAAATCTCAACAAAGTCTTAAAAAATGGACAGCACAAAAGTGGCAATATTCTTCTGATAAGGAAGAAGACAAGCCTGTTGAGAAAAGAGGTAGGTATCTACCTAAGTCTGCATGGAGTTCTCTATCTGCAGGAGAAAAAAGAGCTACAAATGCAGCTAAGAGAAAAGGTAGTGCTAAAGGTAAGCAGTTTGTAAAGCAGCCTTCTAAAATTGCTAAAAAGGTTCGTGCACATAGAAAGTAATGGAATGCAGAATAAACTTAAGTAAAACAAATTATAAAGAAGAACTAGAATACTCTGTTTTAGATTCATTCTATTTTTCTACTATAAATAGTATATACGAAAAGTACTGCGCCTATAAAAAATTTAAAGAGTATATACCTCTTCTATATAAAGAACTAGAAAACTCAGAGCTACTAGGATATTATGATAATAATGTCTTAGTAGCTTTTAGCATAATAAATATATACGATAAACATGTTAAGGCTGAGCAGTTTGCTTGGGACTACGCTAACCCTTCTCTTAGGTTAGGCATTAGAAGCTTAAAAACAGAGTGTGCTAGATATAAAAGACTTGGATACGACTATTTATATCTTGGAGAATACCATAAGTATAAAGAGCAGTTTGATGGTTTTGAGCTACTATAATTTACAAGATTTAGAAGAGTGGGATATTTGGGATTTATACCCTCAACATAGATGGACATTTAATAAGTTAGAGTTAGCCTTAAAACTAGGATATCTAGCAGGCCCGTGCCCTAAACCTGTTCCTGTAACACAGGAGTATGTAGTTAGACCTATATATAATTTTAGTGGTATGGGAATTGGCGCACATATAAAAATGTTAGAAAAAGATACAGTATATGATAGTCCTCCAGCATATTTTTGGTGTGAAAGATTTGTAGGAGATCATGTAAGTGTAAACTACGAATGGAGCTCTGACAGATTTAAAGAAGTGCATACAAGCTTAGCAGAAACAGACTTTTCCAATTTGAGTAGATTTAAAAAATGGTCCCTAGTGCCTAATAGAAAAATACCATTACCAGATTGGATTAATAGTTTATATGATGTAAGATATTTAAATATAGAGTTTATAGATAATAAACCTATAGAAATTCACTTACGATGGGGTATAGATTTTCCTGAAAACTCAGTCGAGATAATACCTATATGGTCTACCACAGACAAAGCGTTAGTACAAAATTTATTAGCTGATGGCTATAAATATAAATCTGACTATATGGATGCAGAGAAAAATCTCTCTGATCCTAGATTAGGTTTTTTATATAAATAAACACTTGCTTTACTACGATTAGTATGATATATTACTTATAAATCTATTAATAGATGGGAGAAAACCATGGCAAAAGCAAAAGACGTAAAAAGACTGCCTAGCGGTAAACTAGAGTATCGCGGTGAAACTTTTCCAGGATTTAATAAGCCTAAAAGAAATACTTCTGCTTCTAAGCATAAACAAGTAGTTTTAGCTAAAAAAGGCGAAGAAGTCAAGGTTGTTAGATTCGGACACAAAGACTACGGACATAATTATTCTTCTGAGGCTAGAAAGAATTATTTAGAACGTAGCGCAGGAATCAAAGATAAGTCTGGTAATTTAACTAAAGACGATAAGTTCTCAGCTAATTACTGGGCAAGAAAAAAACTATGGGGAGGTCCTGGAGCCTCTAAAAAAGCACCTAAACCTGGAGGGCCAAGAAAATGAATAATGAAGAAGAACTAGAGGCTTTATTCCTAGATCTTTCAGATGTAGAAACTATTGAAATTAAAGCCGGTCCTGGTGAAGAGTATGACTATGAAGGTTATATGATTCGAACTCAGCTTCGCAGAATTAATGCACAGTCCCAAGAATTGATCAACGCTATTAAGGATGATGAGCAATTTCCGTCTTGGATGCAATCTAAAGTTACTTTAGCATCTGAGTACATGGATGGAGTTTATGACTTCTATAAGTATAGTGACTACTCTATTTCTGGAGACGCTAGCAAGGCATACAGCACTAAAACAAAAAGCATGTACGAAGAAGAAGGTTCTGATATTGAAATAGATGAAGAAACTAACAACGCAAATATGAAAGTTGTTATGGATTTCTGGAATCTCGGACCCGAAAAAGCTAGTGAAGACCCAGAGTCTAACCCAGAGTTCTGGAGGGATATGGCTACCGCTTGGCAAACTGACGAAGCTACTGCTAGAAGACAGACTTGCTCTAATTGCGAGTACTTTAATAACACTCCAAAAGCTCAAGAAGCGATGGAAAATGTACCTTTTAACGCTTTTGATGCTGATGGCGGAGGAAGAGGATATTGTGAAAAATTTAAGTTTATTTGTCACAATCTACGCTCTTGCCTAGCTTGGGAAGAAAAAGAATTCTACTCACATAGTTAATTATAGGTTAAGTTATGAATCTAAGACATCTTATAGCTGAAGCTCATAATGATGTGTATTGCAAATTAGCACCTTCACCGATACACGGTGTAGGTGTTTTTGCACTTAAAGACATACCCCAAAATACTATAGTTTTTAGGTCAGATACTGAGTGGGCAAAGGTTCCTCTTACAGTATTAAGTAGAATTGATCCAGAAGTAGCAGCTGTATACAAACAGTTTCTTAGGCAAGATAAAGAAGCAGAATGTATCTATGTTCCTCAAGATGGATTCTCTAGTATTGGAATAAGTTTCTATCTAAACCATTCTACTACACCTAATTGTAGATATGATATAGAGTCTAACTTTATTATATCAAAAACTGCTATATCAGCCGGACAAGAACTTACTTATGACTACAGAGTGCATGGATATCGTGTTGAGTTCTAGAACCATCTTTACTAATGGGTGCTACGATATTCTGCATCCAGGACATATAAAGCTAATACAATACGCCGCTAGTTTAGGAAATAGGCTAATAGTAGCGCTAGATACAGACGAGAGAGTTAAAGCTAATAAATCACCTGATAGACCTATAAACACTTTACAAGATAGAATGTTTATGATGAGTGCATTAAAAGGTGTAGACGAAGTGGTAAGCTTTGGATCTGAAGAAGAGCTTAGAAAGTTAATAACTTTTTACAATCCTTACTATTTAGTCATAGGTAATGACTATGAAGGTAAGTACGTAATTGGAGAAGACTTAGTACACGAAGTAAAATACTTTAGGAAAATCAATGGATACTCAACAACACAAATACTTAAACATATTACTAATAGGTGAGTCTTGTATAGACGAATATGAAGTAGGTTCAGTAACTAGAATTTCTCCTGAAGCTCCCGTACCTATTTTAAAATACTCTCATACGATTACTAAGCTGGGCATGGCTGAAAATGTTAAGAGCAACTTAGAAGCACTAGGCTGTTCTGTGAATTTTTTAACGAACGATAGAACTAAAATAGTAAAAAGACGTTTTGTAGATGAAAAATCTAATCAGCAACTTATGCGTCTAGATATAGAACAAGACTTAGAACCTTTAACTGCTAGTAAAATATCTTTGAGCCAATATGATGCAGTTGTTATATCTGATTATTGTAAAGGTTTTATATCAGACGAACTGGCACTGCATATTTGTACACACTTTAAAGGTAAAGTTTTTGTTGATACCAAAAGAGAGGATCTATCAGTATTTCCAGGTGCTTTTATTAAAGTAAATGCTTTAGAGGACTTAGCAGCTAGAAATCTTCCAAGAACTTCTACTAAAATAGTAACTCTTGGTGGAAATGGGGCATTGTGCGAAGGTGTACACTATCCAGCACATGAAGTAAAGGTGCACGATGTAACAGGTGCGGGAGATGTGTTTCTAGCCGCTCTTGCTTATTTTAGCACAGTAAGTTCTAACTTATACACAGGTATTGAGGCTGCAAACGCTTTAGCTGCTAAGTCAGTAGAGCATTTTGGTACTTATACTATTACAGACAAAGATTTAAGAGAAACAGGATACTTTTTACTATGACAGACTCAATTACTAGGCTCCAAGGATTCGTTAAAAAAGGTTGGGGTCACGAACTAATCTGGGCTACTAACGATAAATATTGTGGAAAACTCATGGTATTTAACGAGGGCGCTAAGTTTTCAATGCACTTTCACAGAGAGAAAAAAGAGTCTTGGTATGTTCTTAGCGGTGAATTTGAGGTACGATGGATTAACACTTTAAATGCTAATATCATTACAAATATTCTTAGAGAGGGAGACACATGGGATAATGATCCTTGCGAACCTCATCAGCTTATTT